CCTGCTATCAAGTATCCAGCTTTGATTCTAATCGCTGCTGGGATTGGTGCGTGTGTAGTTTATGGAGTCGTGTGATGAGTAGCTATAAACGAGAAGATTGGATTTCCCTGGCGATCCGAGTGTTAGTTGAATGGGTTAAGAACCGTAGAAAGTAAACCCTAAATAGAAGTGAAGGGAATCGATAGGGGGGCGTAAATATCCAATTAAATCACAGTAATGAGACCCCCATCGATCACGATCTCTCACTAATTAGGTTCGGGACTTTTTTTCACCAATAGGATTTCCCATGGCAATGCAAAAGAAATGTATGCATCCAACTTGTTCATCAACTGCATTAGAAGGTGAAACTCGTTGTGAAAATCATTACGTACCAAGAAAGAAAGTTTCCAATTACGACAGCGATAAATTTTATAAAACTGGGCGGTGGAAAACTTTATCTAGTCTAACTCTGCAACGTAATCCAGTCTGTGAAATATGCAGTAAACGCCCGTCAGAGCAGGCTGACCACTGGCTAGAGCGGCGAATGCTTCTCGGTCTATCTTATCAAACCCTGAGTGCAAACCTCATTGGTGAGTGCGCATCATGCCATTCAACCAAGTCGGCGATCATTCGTAAACTAGGATTAAACTCATATCATGCAATTGAATATCTTATCGAAAATTATCCACGGGATTCGGGAGTCGATTACCTCTTGGATTACCAGATACAAAGGAAAACAGACTCTTTCCGCAAAGAAAAGAACTAAGTTTTCTCTCACTTTTACTAAAGAAATAAACAAAATAATCGTCCATGAGGGCCTAATCTATCGCGTATTCGTATCAGAAGACGACATCACTGTAATGGACCAATATGATGCAGCAGTACGTGATTATGCTTTGATAGTCGCTCTCCTTGAATACTTTAAGGAGAATATGAAATGTCAGTAATGACTATATGTGGTGGTATTGCTTTAACTCCATTGGGTAAGAAAGAATACAACCGAATCAAGAACCAACTTAAGAAAGAACGTGGTAAAGAATACGTAACTCCCCTAATGGAAACCTCTATTGCTTCTCTAGCTCAATCAATCGACATGATGAATATAGCCGCAGAGACTATTTCACAGGAAGGGATGACTATTACCAGTGGTAGGGAAGGGGAGACAACCAAAACACACCCAGCCCTTAATACAGTTAATGAAATGAAAGTACAGATCCGCTTGTCTCTCGTTGAGTTGGGTATGACTCCTAAATCAAGAGCTGCCATGAATATAGCCATTCCTACCGAACAGAAAGACGGTGGTTTTGCCGCAATGGCTGCTTCCTTGAGTAAACCAGAAGATTAAATAAATCCGCATACGGCTTTGTATCCAACTGGAATACATATACAGCGAACGTTTCTCGCATTCAAGGGTGCTTGCCGAACCCACTACTAGAAGGAAAATGATATGCGCACTTTAGAATCTATGAACCATCGTGTTCATACACCAAACCATAAAGATCCATTGGGTCATACTCTATTCGATAACTACTGTATTAGTATCAAGGGTGCTGAACAATACGCCTATGATGTTATTACAGGTGCTATCAATACCAGCCCTTATATCAAGGGAGCATGTGAGAGATTCTTACGTGACCTAAACCGCGATGATCTCTATTTCAACTCATACAACGCACGTAGAGCCCTTGGGTTCACTCTATTGATGAAGTTTCCCAAAGGTGCAGCCATGGGTCAGACGATGACTCTAAGCGATTGGCAAGTATTCTTTATGGTCAATATCTATGGGTTCTATTACGTAGACAATCACCCCAACGATGAATTAGCAGGTGCAAGACGATTCACAACTTCCGCGCTTTGGTGTGGTAGGGGTAACTCTAAGTCCACTCTAAGTTCATCCATTATGATCATCGAATCCCTCATGACCCAGAACAAGGGGAGTTATATCGTTTCCGCCGGTCCACGTCTAGAACAGTCTCTTATATGTGTGAACGACATGAAGAGTTATATCGCCCAGAGTGAAGAACTGAAATCAATGTTCAATACCAAGAACAGCAAGAAGACAGTTTGTAAAACTAATGGAGTTGTAACTATGGGTGCTGTAGCTGGTCCAGGTAAACTCGACGGCTTCCGTTAATGTTAGCGGCTTTATAGAGAAATCTACATCGAATAACCCCACTGTTCAGGGGAAGTCTCAAAAGAGATAATCCTGATGGGAAGTTAATACTTCTCGGCAACGACTATCGAAAGGATATCATTGAAGAAATCTCAATGAGAATAACTAAGTAGAGTAGATGTAAGTACATCGAAACGTGGGGGCTCTGCGATTCCGGTAATAGGGATATAGAGCGTGATATAGTCTGAACATATATGGTGACATATAGACGCCCATATGGGCTGGTATGGATTAACGAACCATACTGAACATAATTGATAACATTAGGGGTATGTGACGAACTACACGCCCATCCCGATAGTTCTCTTAAAGGAGACTTAGAATCCGGTTTAGGTGGTAAACAGACAGATACCATGTTGCTCCTTATCTCAACTGCTGGTTTCAACTCGCTCGGCTTTGCAGCTAAGGAAATGGATTACGGTCGTAAGGTATCCATGGGCGAAGTTGAGAATGATAGATACTTTGCTCTTGTATATGCAGTTCCACCAGAACACAAAGAAGACTATGCAAATGAGAAACTTTGGGAATGGGCAAATCCGAACTTGGGTAAGAGTGTAACCCTAGCCTCTATCCGCTCAATTTGTACAAAGGCAAAACAAGGTTACTTAGAAGATCGTAATAACCTGCTAACCAAATATATGAACATCTATTCTGATGAAGCGACTGATTCATATATTAACATTCATGACCTTCAAAAGTGTCGAAATCCAAAACTTGATATCAAGGACCTCATAGGCAAGCCGTGTTACTTGGGATTGGATCTGGCATCGTTCCGAGATCTGGCAAGTCTTACCTATGTATTCCCAGAAGAAGATAAGCTAATTGTATTTCAGAAGTCATATTTTTCTCGTGGTGCTATGGAGATTCTTCCAGTAGCTGACCAAGACATTATGATGTGCGCTCAGAACGCCGGAGAACTGGTTATAAACGATGGGGCTATCATCGAGCATGGGTTAATCAAACAAGACGTTATAGAGGCTTACAGCGCGTTTAACATCAAAGCATTCTCGCTGGATAGTGCTGCCTTAGGTGTCCGGTTCGCAGAAGAAATAAACGCTCTGAATAAGAAAGTGAAACCTATTGAAGTATATCAAGGTTTCGGCTTGTCTTTCCCAATCACCCGAGTTAAGGAACATATCCTAACCGGTAAGTTTGAATATAACGATACGCTACTTGAATACGCCTTTAGAAACTCCGTTGAATATATCGGGTCATTGAAGGGTGAGTCGATGCTCAAGAAGAAGAACGAACATCATAAAATCGACCCAGTAGTTAGCCTAATGACGAGTGTCGCTAGTATCCCCGTCTGGAAAGCTCCGAAGATTTTCAAGGTTTCCGGTAGTTAAAAACACAACCCTAAATAATATGAGATTGGGATATTTCGGTATCCCATTTTATTTTAAAGGAGAAATATTAATGTTCAATAAGCGACAGAAAACCCGTGGCGTTAATCGCCAAGGTGGAGCTGGTATCGCTATGAATGATGACGCTTGGTTAGCAAATGGTGGATTGAAGGATGAATTTCTAAAAGAACCTGCTGTATTAACTGCCGTCAAGCTCATAGTAAGTGAGATTGGATCTATCTCATTAAAGGCAGTCGATAACAGTCTCGATAAAGAGATAACAGCTTCTAACAATCTGGATGCGTACAAGGTTCTATATCGTAAGGCTAATGGTTGGCAAACTACCAGTGATTTTATCCGGGGTGTGGTTCTGAGCATGCTTTCTAATAAGGATACATTCATTAAGATTGATAAACGAGGAACAAGCAAACCAGTAGTAGATGCTATGCGACTTCTAGATGACGGTACTGTATCAGTTCAACGTAATACTAATGGTTCATTCACACTATCCGGTAATTACTCAGACGGGAAGAAGATTAACCCAAATGAGATACTCTGGATTAAATCCCCCCTAGTTGTGAATGGTATGTCCATCGAATGGATTGATTATATCAAGACATTAGTTGATCTGAGTAAATCAACACTTACCAACGCTAATCAATTAGCTCGGCGGGGCCCTCTTGCTGGCGGTGTAGTTGAAACTCCGGAAGACATGACCGATGACCAATGGAATGAATTTTCTGAAGGCATATCAAATAGTATCAAGAAATCAGAAGTTTTGATCCTTGACCAAGGTTCTAAGTGGGTACAGACCAATAACCTGATGAAAGAACTTGAGTTCGATAAAAACCGTCTCGCTCAGATTAAAGAGATTGCTACGGTATTTGGTATTCCACTTCCTTTACTGGGGATTCCTGACAGCTCATATAAGAGTTATGAAGAGGTTAGACAAGCATTCCATGCCAGTTGCCTGTATCCAATAATGAAACAGATTACAGACGCATTAGAGGAAGCTTGGAACTATCAACTGACCATTCGTTTTGATAGCGATGAATTGGCAGGTGTACCAATTTCAACTCGTGTAGACGTAGCTGACAAGATGGTAAAACTTGGTTCATTCCCACTTAACGAAGCTCGAATTGCAATCGGTAGACCTCCGCTTAAAGAGCTGGAAGGTATATATGCAGTTGAGACGAACAACCTGACATTAGAGGAACGAGATTCAATACAAGAAAAGAGGCTAAAAGAATGGCAACAAAAACAAAGGCGCTGAAACTTCGATTTAAAGAGGTGGATGGCGTAAGTGATACCGGTGAGATATATGCATGGGGGAATATAAGTAACGTTGTTGATTATAACAATGAACTCGTTGAAACCGGCGCATACCAAGCAACTTTAGACTTCCATAAAGAAGAAGGTTCCACAATTAAAATGCTTTACCAGCACGATCCAAATCTCGTTATCGGAGTTTGGGACGAGTATGGCGTTTCTGAGATTGATGGTAAGGAGGGATTTTGGGTAAAGGGCAGAATTAATTTAGATATTCCACTCGGAAAAGAAGTTCATTCAAATCTGAAAATGGGTGCTCTGGATTCTCTTTCTATCGGCTACCTAGTTTTGGATGAATACAATGGAGCTAATGATGTAGTTCATTTGAAATCAATCATTATTAATGAAACTTCAATTGTAACATTCCCCGCCTGTGCCGCCTCCCGTGTTATCTCAGTGAAAAAGAAAGAAGAGAAATCCCCCGATAATATTCAACCTGAATATGTGCGGGTTCCCTCTTGGGCAGAAGTCAAAGCCAAAGCATTAGCTAAATCTAACCTACTGGCTTTGGTATCAAAATTTAAGTCGAAATAAACCGACCCTAAATAAATTCAGGAGACGAGGGAAATAGTTCTCTCGCACTCTACTTATATCTAAAAACCCTTAAAAGGAAACATTTAAATGAAAATTCGTTTTGGTAAGAAAGAAATTGAAATTGCTGATGGCGTAGAAATGGAAACCGTTCTGGCTGCTGTAGCCGAAGAGGTTCAAGCTGTTCAAGAAGCCCTGGAAGATGCGAAATCAAAAGGCACTAAGTCTGAGGATGAAGTTGTACGTCTGCAAGAAGAACTGAAAGCTATTAAAGAAGCTCTGGAAGAAGTTAAAGGTAAAGCTCTTGATGAAGGTATTACCGCTGACGAAATGGAAAAGGAAGTCGATGCTGCTACTAAGAGTATGAACCGTGCCCTGCGCGATTCCCTCCGCAATGGTAAGAAGAATATCGAACTGATGGATGAAGGTAAGCAAATGGCTGGTCGCCGTTCCACTAAATCCGCTGATGGTATTGATGGTGCTATCGTTCCTCAGTTCCATGCCGAAGTGATCAAGCGTTTGAAAGAAGTAAGTCCGATTGTTGCTAACTTCAAACAGCTCCCTGTAAGCAACGAAGATTTCCAACTCCCGGTTCGTGCTGGTAAGACTGGTGCCGCTCTGGGTAAAGGTTATGGTGCCGGTGCTCCGGATATCGTGTGGAATCGTGGTTCCTTCATGCGTGGTTCCTGCAAGCCAGTTCTGCCTGATGACCTGATTCTCGATTCCTTCACCAATGCTATCGCCCTGGTACAAGAAGCAATCGCGGAAGATTTCTCCGACCTGATGGCTGATAACCTGCTGAATGGTTCCGTTGCTGTTGATGGTGCTGATTCCTGTGACGGTTTGGGCACTAAGTTCTCCAAGACCGAAGGCGTTAAGTCGCAGAAGGATCGCAAGACTGACTTCTTCGCCATAGTTGAAGGTGTCGCTACCGATGAAGGACTGATTGACGAACTGTTCGCCCTGACTGAGAAGCTGGTAACTGGTTATCGTGCAGGGGCGAAATTCTACATGACGAGTGCCCAGTTCCTGAAACTTAACGCGATGAAGGACAAGATGGGTCACAGTTACGTTAAGCCATCTGCTGTTGATGCAACTGTTTATCAACTGCACGGTAAAGACATAGTTGTAGATAGCTTCTGGGAAGGTCCGATCATGTACGGTGATATGGGGCGCGCTGTTAAAACTTTGACTCTGGCGAACAGCTTTAGCTCCAAGGCGAACGAGTGGCAAATTGACGGGATGGTTTCTTTCCCAAGTGCAATCCGTCACGGTCTGGTAATCGGTGATAACGCTTCTCTGATTGGTTTCTATCCGGCTGCTGCTGCTTGAGAAAGCAACGGTAAATTGAGAGAGGTGAATATCACCTCTTCTTCCCTGATTATCAGTAATGGAAAATCGTTGGATAAAGTCGAAATCTTTCAAGGTGGAGACGATATTCTAAACGCCTCTGACCTCAGTATAACCGAGAGTGCCAACCAACCAGTTACTAAGCGGAAATATACCCGCAAGGTTCAAGCTGAATAAATCAATTAAGCCATCCTTCTGGGTGGCTTTTTTGTATCCCTAAATAAAAGAAACTATAAGGATAAATAAACATGTTGAGCGTAGTTTATAAAGTAAAAACAGTAATAGGCTCTTATGATGATCTGATTTCAGATGATGAGATCCAAAACTATCTCCGACTTCCTGACGCTGACGATGAGATATCCATTCTCAAACTTGGTTGTCTAAGTGCTGCTGAAACCTACCTGAATCGCCCATTGGTTGAATCTGTAGTAAGTGTTGAAGCTTATTCTCGTTCTTTCCTAATGCCGTATATGCCCATTGGTAAGAATATCGAGATACTCGAAGCGAGTAATGATTATGGAACAGTAACGGATTTCCATTATAGCGATGTAAGTACACGAGTAACTATTGGGCCTACTGTAGCCCTTCCAGTGACGTTTACAGTACATGCAATGAAAGGGGATACCAATCTACACCCATTCATCAAGATTGCAGTGATGAAGATGATATCAAGCGAATATGAGATGCGTGAAGATGCGGTTATTGGTGCGTCTGTTTCATCTATTCCTAATACCAGCGAACGGATCCTTAAACTCTATCGGGCTAATCCGATTAAGGGGCGTTAAATGAGAATCGGTTCAATGAGACACAAAGTAATGGTAATGCATAAGACTATTACTCAAAACGCTATAGGAGAGCAGGAGAGTGTATTAGAGGATATGTTTGGCCTTAGATGCACGATGGACTTTCTAAAGACAGAAGATTCAGATAGTAAATTCTCTGATGTATGGGCAAACCGCTTAGTGATGAAGACTCGTTATTCACTTCCGTTAATGGATAGCCTGAATAACAAGAATAGCTTCAAGATCCGTTGGCAAGATAACTTGTATTCGATTAAAGGATATGAGTCTTGGAATAATTTACAGAAGTACATCACGATCTATCTTGAGAAGGATGTTTGATATGGCAAAAACCAATATATCCGGATTGAAAGAGCTAAATGCACTTTTAGATTCTTTAACGGAACCAAAATTCCGCGCCCGTGCATTAAGGAACAGTGCAAAGGTATCTATGGAATCGGTCAAGCAAGAAATGATTAACTCGCTTCCGACCAATATGAAGCCTGATGATGTGGTTGTAAAAACCAAGGTCAACACGGATAAGAAGATTGGTAAGGTTAAGC